TGCGCAGGCTCTTGGCCCGGTTCTCCCAGGCCTTGTCGGCGCGTTCGCGCGAGGCTTCGAGCACCGCCGCCTGGCGGCTATCGGCGGCCTGTTGATCGGCGGTGGCCTTATCGGTCTGCAGGGTCGCCAGCTCGGCCTCGGCGCGGCTGAGCTGGATCGCCACCGTGCGAGCATTGCGCGTGCCGGAAGGCAAGCGCTCCAGCGCGGCGCGCAGGCGATCGACCGATGCCGCCCGCTCGGCGATCTGCTTTTCAAGCGTATCGTCCCTGCCGATGTCGAGCATGATCTCCCACGTCTTGGATGCAGCCCTACCCACCGCATTCCATGCCCGTTCGAGCGTGCCGAGGTTCTGCTGCAGCTTGCCACCCAGGTGATCAGATAGCTGCTGCGACAATCTGAGCTGAGCCTCTTCGACTCGACCCTGTTCGACCAGGTTGTCGATGTACTTCAGCTGCTCCAGGGACAGGAAGTGGAACTGCTCGTTCAGTCGCCGGGCCGCTTCTTCGGGCTTGACGAACATGGCGGCCAAGGCCGCGGCCGCCTGATCAGTGCTTTGCCCGGTGACCGCGGCGTAGGTCTCGACACTCTGGGTCAGATTGCCGATGGTATCGATGCCCAGGCGGCCCGACTGCACCATGGCGCTGGCGATGGCACGGGCGCTGCGCTCCGAGATCCCGCTGCTGTCGCTGGCCGCTTTGGCCAGCGCCTCGATATTGCCCGCCGTGGCGCCAGCGGCGTTGTTCGTGGTGGCGATGGCCAGGTTGAGCCGGCTGGCTTCCTGCTCCGCCTGGACGAAGGCGAGCGCCAGCGCACCGACGGCGGCCACGGCCAGGCCGATGGCCAGGCGCATGGGGGACACCAGCGAGGTGACCTGCTTGAACGCCGGGCCGATGCCGCCGAAGGAATCCTTGATCTGCCCGCCCTGCTGGATGAGCACCAGCCAGGCGGCCTGGCCGCTGGCGAGGCTGGTGACCACGTCGGTGATCTGGGCGGGCAGCTGGCGCATGGCCTGCTGGGTCTGCCTCAGGCTGATGGCGTTGGCCGCGTTGCCTTGCGCGGCCGATCGGGTCGCGGCCGCCAGTTTGGCCTGCGCGGCGGCGCCGGCGTTTGCGGCTTGCGCCACCTGGCGGTCCGCTTGCGCCAGGTTTTCGATGCGATCGGGGTCGGTGCTTTCGACCGCGGTGGTCAGCGTCTTCTGCTGTGCGGCCGCCGCCGTGGCCGCGGATGCCGCCGCGCGGTCGGCATTGGCGAGAGCTTCGGCCTTTTCCGGCTGGATGGTGGCGGTGGCGCTCGCCAGCTGTTGCTGGGCGGCCGCCGCATCGGCCGAGACCGCCGCGACGCGATCGACCGCCGACGCCATGGCGCCGATCGAGTCGCCATCGATCTGTCCGGACGCATTCTTGACGCCGACCAGGGTCGCCTCGAACGCCTCGAGCTTCTTCTGCCCGTCGGCGACATCGCCCAGGATCTTGAATGCGACGGCGAAGCTACGATCGGCCACGGTCACATCCCGTCGAACAACGCGCGCAGCCGGTCGTTTGCGGCCTGCGCGCTGGCGGTGGCGGCATTCACGTCCGCCAGCCGGGCGGCCGACTGGCGACGTTCGATGCGGAGGCTTTCGCGGTAATAAAGCATCAGCTGGCGGCGGGTGTATCCGCGGATGCGGGCGGGGTCGTGTCCGTGCTCGATGAGGGTGGCGTAGAGCTCGCCCCAGCCGATTGCGCGAGTCGTGCCGTCTGGCGGGCGACGCTGACCTGGTTCATCGCCCGGGTGACGAAAAAACGGCCGTTGACACCCCACCAGGCCATGATCAGGGTCTCGCCCTTGTCCGGGCCCAGATCGTCGAAGGTGTCCGTGTCGATATCGCAGGCGACGCAGATGGCGGGCAGGATCTGGTCGAGCCGCTCGGCGATGACATCGAGCGCATCCTCGTAGGTCGGCGCCACGCCACGCTCCAGCAGCGCGGCCAGGGCATCGATCATGGGCCGCAGCGCCGGGCGCATCTGCAGCCACTCGATGTGGCCATACTCCCGCACGGTGATGGCCAGGTCATCGAAGTACACGACGCGCTCCGGATAGAGCACGTTCAGATCGTCTTCCTGGTCTTGCGGCTGGGCGGGTTTTGCGGGCTTGCGCGTGGCGCGCGAGATCTTCTTTGCCATGGCATCGGCATCCTCGTGATAGACATGCCGATCTTGTCGCGCGGGCGCGATGCGTCCCAAATGAAGCACTTCACTTTTGCACAGCGCGCGTGTGATCTACCGCACTTCGCCGCGCAAAAAAAGGGCGGCACATGCCGCCCGCAAGTCCCTTGGAGGAGACGGTCAGGGAGACGGTCAGGGGATGGCATTCACCTCGATCAGCCGGCCGATCTGGCCGAGCGGGCCGGTGGCCGGCTTGGTCGAGTCGAGCAGGCAGGCGCAGCTGATGTTGGAGCTGGCCAGGGTGTTTCCGTTGGTGATCAGCGCAAGCTCCTGGAGCGGATCGGTGGCCATCTTGTAGATCTCGCAGATCACCGGCGCGTTGTCCTCGGCCATGTTGACCCCCTCGTAGCGGAACTCGACGATGGGCTGGGCCTGGGTGAGGAAGTTCACCTGCTTGCCGCCGGCATGGGTGTAGGCGGCGGCGAAGGGCTGGGTAAAGCCGGTCACATCGAGCAGGGTCACCTCACCGAAGCGGCCGTCCTCGGTGTAGTGGGTGTCTTTGGTGAGCGTCGCCGGCGTGCCGGCAGAGTCGGTGATAATCAAGGAACTGACGCCCGGGTAATCGAGCTTGATGATGTCGCCGGCCACGAGCGCATCGGGCAGCGGCTCACCAGTGACAGATCCGCCCGCGATGGTGCTTACCTCGCCATAGATGGTGTCGGCGAGGCCGTCGGTGTCGAGCTGAAAGACGTTGGCGGTCATCGTCATCGACTTGCCGACCGGGATGGAGCGCACCAGGCTCTTGGTGGACGAATAGCTCTCTTTGTGTTCTACCTTTTCGGTCTGGGTCCCCAAGTTGAGGGTATCCACATCACCCCACCAGCGCCACGGGCCGTTGCTGCCATAGCGGCGGGTGAAGACCTTGCCCTGTCCGAAATAATACTTCTCTGCCATGTCGTTCTCTCCTATGGATTCGGGAAACTTGCCGTCTCGCCGGGGCGGCGCGCGCGCGCCGGTCCGGTACGGGTGAAATGCACGGTCTCGCAGACCCATGCGGTCGGGTAATAGGCGAAACCGCCGTCGGAAAAGTGCGGTCTCGGCGGCTGCGCCGGCATGAGCGCTTCGGCGGCCCCGGTTGGCAGATAGCCATGCAGGGCCTGGAACACCGACGCCAGGTAGGGCCCGGCCTCCTGGTTGCGGGCCGACGCTTCCCGGTTCTTGGCCGCGTTGCTCACGGCAACCACCACCAGCCAGCGCTGGAGCAGCTTGGCCTGCTGGGGCGTCGATTCCACCGGGCGGAAGCCGTCGTACACCACATAGATGGCCGGCACCACCTGCCCCTCTTCGACGATGGAGGACAGCTCGCCACGGGTGGCGATATGGCGCGCCCAGCGGTCCGGCCCCTGCTGGCTGGCAATGGTGAGCTGCTCGATGATCGAGCCTTCCATCTCGAGGAAATTCCAGGCCAGCGCCATCAGTAGCCTCGCAGGGTGTCGTCGGTCATCTTGCGCGGGCTGAAGCTGTGCTCGGTCAGATCGCCGCCGGTCTGCGCATTGGCGGCGAGCAGCTCGCCGGCCGGATCACCGGTGGGGCACATGAGCATGAGCTTGCCGTCGACCAGGCGATCGAGCTCGGCCAGGGTGGCCTTGTAGCGGCGATACACCTCGTGCTCCGGCGCCAGGTCGTCATACAGGTAGTAGCGCGCAAGGTCGCAGGTCCAGCGGGTGAGCACCGGCGGCGCCTTGTAGGTGCCGGTGCCCGTATCCAGGCAGCCGGTGATGGGCAGGCGATACACCTGGCCCAGGTAGCCGTCGATGAAAGACTGGGCGTCTCCGAGCTTGACCGCCACCGCGGCCGTATCGACCGTGCTGGGCGGGATGTTGACCAGGTCGGTGAGCTGGATCAGTTCCAGCGCGCCGAAGCGATCGGTCATGTCGGTGACGGTGGCGTAGTCCATGGCAGCGGCTTACTCGGCGAGCGGGTGGATGTCTTCGCCGCGCATCCAGCGGATGGCGTACATCACGCCCTGCTCGTAGGTCATGCCCGGGAACTGGCTGTCGTCGCCACGCTCGTGGCACACGACCAGGCAGGCGTCGATGTCTTCGTCCGTCGGTTGTTCGTATTCGGTGCCCATGATTGATCTCCTCATTCCAAGGCCACGCGGCCGGTGCATTCAGCAGGGATGGGCGCCTGCCGCGTGGGGTTCTCGGACAACGCTGCGGATGCGGGAGCGGGACCGGAGGCCAAAGAACGACCCTGCGTCTTCCAAGGGGCGGCTGACCTCCGGATCGACTGCCCGCCCTTCATGCCTTTCCCATGGGCCATACCCACATGCTCCCTTCTAGTGGATTCGGTTACGAGGTCGGGTGCACATGCTTGAGGATGCGCACCTCGATCAGCTCACCCGCGGTGCTGGCCGCCTCGACGGCCTGGCCGCAGTTGTCCGCGATGGTGCCCACCATGGCCACGCCATTGGCGCCCGGCTTCACGTAGGCGCCGGCGGTAATCGCCTGGCCCGCTTCGACCAGGTAGGAATACGCGGTCACCACCGACAGGGCATCGCCCGCCTCGGCGTCGTGCTCGGACACCCCGATCGAGTCGGTCGGCCCGCCGGCGCCGGCGGTGCCGACGGCATAGCCACCGGCCTGGGAGACGAAGCGGTACTCCGCCAGCGCGACGGCGGCGAGGATGGTGGTGGCGTGGGTTTTTTCGAATTGGCGCATGGGGTGCTCCTGGCTATTGATCGTTGATTCGATGCTCAGACAGGTTTTGTCAAAGCAACGGACTTACTGTACGGGAGGCTTCTATCGAGAGGATCGCATTCAGGTAATCGTTAGGATGGAGGCCATCAAGAGACCCGCCGGGAACATACTCGACCTGTCCAATCGCACTTCCGGAGGAAACAATCCCGCCCTTCGCAACTACGTCAAGATTGATTACGTAGGGAACGAGCGTTTCCAGTTCCGCATTCCAAAGAAGTCGCTTCAGATCCTCGATACCGACAGTTGCGGCAGCAGAACCGCCAATACCACCGTCCGCAACAAGCGCATTCCTGGGCAATCCATTTCCACACACGAAAATGTGACCATGATCGGCAGCGGCGTCCCTTGCCTGTTCGACCAGCGTTCTGAATACGGTAATTGCAGCCGCATTCAATGCAGCGTTGGGAGTGAATCCGGCAAAGATGACTATGCCTGGCGGAATGAATGGCAAAACGTCCAGAAAGCGTGGCTGATAAACGCCCATTCCCTGTCCAGACCAACCGAGGTTGCATAGCTCAACAGGCAAGTCAGGGCGGCTGATGGACATTTGCGATTGAGCAGCCCACCCATGCCCTGCAAGTGCGACTCCACTGCCGGCGCCGAGATAGATTGAATCTCCAATGACATACTCGGTACGCCCAGCAATTTCTGTTTCGTAAATGACAATGCAGCCATGGTGACCCACAACGGCGTTCCCTGAAGCAGCCGCGAATCCCGTTGATGACGCGGTGTAATCGCCTGCAGCATTGGATCTGTAACCGCGCCAGATTCGCCCACGTGTGGCCGTTTCATCCGACAAAACAGACATGCCGCCGAACCATGTCGCGTGCTCTCCTGGCGTTCCTGAAATTCTGATATTCAGCAGTTCAAGAACACCTGAATCCGTCCGCTCAATTGTTTCCAAAGGGATGCGGTCAGAGAGAACCCATGTGGGTCGAGTAGTGCTTTCTGCAACGGGAATATCTACGGTAGGAGATCCTGCAAAGCTGCCTGGAAAGTAGGTCAG